GGCCGTGATAGTAGCTCCGCTGCCCGATCGCTGATCACTCGTGAGCGTCGTGGTCGTGACGTTGATGTCCAGCATCGGGCCACGCGCCAATGAAAGCTCCGTGATCGTCCAGGCCGTATGGCTTGTGCGTGTGATCTTCCGGGCGGTGTAATTAGGGCTCACGACGTACATGACGTCACCGCTCTGGGCGAACTTCAGCGTGTCGAGATCCGCGGTTTCGTATGGCGTGGCGACTTCGACCACGCTCCCACCGCTGACGACCTGGCCGCCCTCTTTGAGAATGCGGAAGTACTCGTCTCCAAATTCTAGAACGTAAGTCTGCTCGACGTTGAACTCGAAGGGTATGAGGCGCACGGCACCGGCGCTGCTCTTTACCTCACATACAAAGCGGGTGCCGGGTCGGCGCGACAAGCCACCATGCGGCTGAACTATATAGTTCTCTACGACCTCGGCGCCGCTGTCGTATTTAGATATGTCGGTACGCGCAAACAGACGCGGAGAAACCTCACCAGTGGTAAAATTCGTGAACGCTTTAGTTGCCTTTGGCATTTTAGAACCGCGAGCTAATCAGCATGTCGGACTCGACGTAGCCGGCCCTATCGACGTTGATCACATTGTCGGGGGTGCCCTCGGTCGCGTCGACAAAGCGCGCCTCGCTTAGTTTTTGCTCGTAGAGCGCAAACATCGTCTGCGTGAGCACGTTGCTGTTGACCAGCGCGTAGCTAATGTCAGCGGCCATGCGAGCAGCGATCGTCTCGACCAGAAGTTGATCATACTCCGCAGGGTCGGTGACCCTTGCGACGTAGATGAACGCAAATGGTGTCGCGTTGGAAAGGATCTTGCGGCCCTCGATCTTGAAAACTGTGTCGGTGTCCTGCGGTCGGAGCACTCGTAAGCAATACGGGTCGACCGGCAAGGTATGAGCGTAGGTAAACTCAAACGCTGGTGCGGTGGCATCTGCGGCGATGCTCGCCCGAGTGATGAGACAGTTCCAGGGGTGTGCGCGCATCACGGCATCTCTGACAAACTCGTATCGCTGATTGCACAGCCGCCCGGCGCGGCTGTCTTCCGTAAGCGAGACAATGTTGCTCGCTCCCAGCATGTTGAGTGCTGAGTTACAAATATCGACGTCGGATGCCATTGCTAATCCTTCAAGAAAAAGGGGGAGCCGAAGCCCCCCCTGATCGTCTTAATTCACGACGTAGGTGATTAGCCAGGAGACGTCGCCTCCGGCATCGCCGGCAGCCGCGAAGTGTAGGCCGACTAAGTAGTAGCCGCCTGGGTCGGAGCTGTCGCCAGCATCGGCCCAGACCTGTTGGCCCATCAGATTCACGTTTCTTGCTTCAAACGCTACTTCAGTGCCAACCGTTACCGCACCCCGAAGGGTTGTAATCACAGATGCGTAAGCATCTGCATCCTTCACAGTGACATTTCCGTCAGCCGTGTAGAGACCCACGTTACAGGTCGAGTCAGTGCCCGTGTCCAAGTCGTCATTGTAGAGCTTGATACTCACAATGGACGCATTGGTCGGGATTTGAGCCAACATGGCTGTATCATTAGCCGATTGGTCTCCAGCGGCGAGGGCAATCGTGCCCGCAGCCACACGCATAACCCCATGCAGTTGGTGCGCAGGGTTCATCGTTGGTGGATCTGCAAGGAAGTTGGTGACGAGCGTGGTGTTTACGTTAGCCATTTTTCGTCCCTCCTATTCGTTGCAAGCGATTTCTACGACCTTCACTTCTTCCATGCGCGTGGCACCGAAGGTGGAGCAGTAGAAAACTTGGGTTGAGTAAGACTTGTCGGCGCGTTCATCAATCTTCGCCATGACGTCTTTGCCAATGGCGAGTTTCAGACCGTCTTGCGCGAACGCGTAAGTCAGGCGCGAAGTGCCATCAGTAGTTAGACGGTTAGAGGTGATGAACTTAAATCCGACAAATGTATCGACGTCACCTTGAACAAGCGCTTTTCATACCCGCTACGGCTTTCGCCGCCAGCTTCCGCTGTTTGGAGTCTGGACTATCCCTTCATCTCATAGAGATGCTGCCCGTCTAGTCTCTACACCTTCCCCAATGGGGCTTGGCTCGGGATTACCATTTTACAGGCTTCCCCGAATTTGAGCAGTTTTCAGCTAAACGTCGCCGCTTAGTTAGGCAAAATATGGACCGTGTTGAAATCGCTCGAAGTAACGCTCGTCGTGTTGAGCAGATCTTCGATCTGTTCAGGTGACACAACGATGTAGCGTGGGATCGACGGATCGACATTGCCTTCGTCCAGCTTCTTCTTTGCTGTGACGAGTTTCGCAATGGTCAGTCCGGCACTGCCGTGGCCGATTTTACTGCCGGCTGGCAATACAGTGCTCGTTGCACCTTCTTTCCCGGTTTTGGCAGCGCCGCCAAGTGCGGCGATGATCGTGTCGTCCATACTGCGACCCATAGCGCCGGCGGCGGCACGAGCGTAGCTGGATGTTGGGTCCACCAACATGCGGACCTTGTCCGCATCATCGATGAGGTCAGCCCACTCATAAGTGGTCAGACTGACTTGGCGTCTGGAGTGAGGGGTTTCGAGGATGGGTGTGTCGGCATTCCTGCTCGTTCGAGCAACAGCCGCTACAGCGCCAACTTGATCGAAGAATGCTTTCTCTCCGGTGACGCTTTCAACGTCGACCGCAGATCGCAACAGTGATCCCATCTGTTGCGATAGCATCTGTACATTCGACGAAAACTGATTGACGAATGCAGTCGTCACTTGACTAGACATAGTCAGTGCTCCTGTTTGCTATTTTACAATGAGGTCGCTGACTTGCCTCTTGCGAGGGTCCGCTGTCGGTTGAGCCGACTAGTCTGCCTTGCTCAAAGGCTTGCGCCGGGGGGCACTTGGCTTGTCCTCGGATTTTTTCGTAACCCAGCTCAAGTAAGTATCTGCCAGGCCAATTGGGTCTTTGATGGTATTCACGCTGCCGAATTGAACGGCTAACCGCAAACATTCAAGTCTTGTTTCTTCGCTAGCCATTGAGTTGCTCGCGCAGTCTTAGCGCTTCCGCGACTACACGGTCGTGGTCTGGGTGCATCTTTACCCAGTATGGCGACCCGGCTTGTGTCAAATCACTCATTCGATTTTGCAAGTCTTCGTCGCTCACGCTCGGTCGACTGTCGCGACCGGCGAGTGCGTCCTCGCCTAACTGCTCTTTGACGTAGTCGTTTAGGCGGACCATGAGCTTGATCATCTCAGGGTTGTCGCCAAGTAAGCTGCCATCGGCTAGCGCGATCTCCGTGAGGTCTGGCGCGTCCAGCTCTTGCAGCATCGCGTTGGCACTGTCGAGCTTGTCTTCGTAGCCGTTGCCGAGTTCCTTGCGTAGCTCTGTCTCGACTTCGGCGCGGCGGCTTTCGATCTGCTCGTCAGTCGCTTGTTGCGCGCTGCCGGTATATTCGCCGTAGGCAGCCGCTAGCTTTTGCGCTTGCTGCGTCGATAGGCCTACGCCGTGCGCGGTGTTCTTGAACCAGTCGGAGAAGTCCGCGTCTGCGTTCTCTCCTAATTCAAGCTCGTACTTGTCCGGCGCTTCCGGGCGTCCGAGCTTGTTGTAGATGCCGTTCCAGTCTTCCTCAGTTGCCCAGCTTCCGGGGATGGCAACCTTGTCGGCGCCGACCATTTTCTGCGCGTTGATGTAGGACTTTGCCATCGCATCGATCGAGCCTATGTGCGCAAGGCTCGCGTCACTTGCGATCGTGGGGTCTAGGCTTGTCTTCCAGTCGTCAGACGGGCTTGCCTCTTCCGAGGGCTCCGCTACCTGCTCTTCAGCCAATTTAACTCTCCTTCTGTTCTTTCATGGATGACTTGATGAACAGCACGACGTCGCGCTGGCCCTCGCGGAATGCGGTCTCGTAGGGATCTTTGGAGAAGCTCGTGGAGTTCACGTTGAAGCGCTTCTCTAGGTCGTCGATGACGAAGGCACCGTCCTCGTCGCTTAGGACTTGCCGGTAGGTCGCCTTCATTTCTTTTGGTGTCATTGGCCGAGCAGACCTTGCAGCGTTTCGCTGTCTTCAACTGCGCGCAGTGCCGGTGCGGCTTCGCCCGCGCTTGTCGCCACTTGCTGCATCGTCTCCATCTCGGCTTGCTGCGCTTGCTGCGCCGCACGCTCTTCGCGCAACTTGGCAACCTCGCCCTCGCCGCGCACCGTGGTAGCTGGCGCGCCCGTAGTTTTGATGATGTGCTTGGCTAGCCCGTCGAGATCGAGGTGGTCGATCACAGATTGGTCGATCTGCGTCAGCGGCATGAGAAATTCGATCATTTGCATGATCGATGTGATGTCTCCCGAGCGCTGCGCCTTGGCCAGTGGACTTACATATTCTATGTCAATTGAGCTATCGCGCAGGCTCTCGGGAGCAGGTTTGAACTTCTTCTGCCGCGCCAAAATGTTGAAGGTGCGGTTGATGAGGGGCTGGAGCAGCTCGGCTTGTAGGCGTCCGAGTACAGGGCCAAGCAGCCGCATCTTCTCTTCGGTGCGCTGGATGACCTCGGTTGCCGTCATCGTTGGGCCGGTGCCCAAAATTAATTGGTCAACGTAGAACGCGCTGCGGATTGCCTGGCGGCGTGATTCTAGTTGCTGCTCGCCCAAAGGATTGTTGGCGCCGATGTTCAATGGCTCGATGCGGTCTCTAGTGCCCGATCGATAGAAGTTGAGGCCACCCGGTGTGGTGCGTACCGGGAGCATGAAGCCGTCGTCGGGGACCATGAGTGGCGGGTGAATTTGTAGTTGGCTCGCCCGGATGACGATCTCGCTCATCTTGTTGAGCATTTTTACGTCGGGCAGCGCCGTCATGCTGGGACTGCGGCCGTACCCCAGCTCGAATGATGCTTTGAGGAACCGCGGG